TTATAATAGTAATTACTATTATAAATATGGAAAAACAACTTTTACAAAAATATTCAATGCAAGGTTTGGTACACGCTATAAATATTTATAATTTTCCAGAAGATTACCCCAATATAAAATATAGAATACTTTCTATTCGTTATCTCTTAATGCATTATAAACAATGCCCGAGAATATGTCCTTCTAAAAAAGAAATTTTAGAGTATGCTGAAACCTTATTTAACAATCGTATAAATAATAGAGATATTTCAGACTTGAATGAAATTGCAGATATAGTAAATCAACATGGTAATGATTCTAGACTATTAGATAGAATCAGAGAATATGAGCAACCAAAGGTTGAAATAAAAACTGTATACAATGATTCACAAAATGTTCATAATTCAACTATAAATCAATCTGTATTAAAAATAGCAAAAAATTTATATTTGAAATATGGTAAACAAATAAAAAATAGAGAAGATGTATTGATAGACGACATTAGGAGTCTTATGATTCAAATATTTCCAGAAGATTTAGAAATTATATTGGAAAGTTTTAATTATCTAAATGAAAATTTTTCAACATTTGGAATAGATATAACTTTACAACAAGTTTTTATTTGCTTATGGTTATGGATATCTGAAGATAAGCATAGAGAAGAATTACAAAAGAGACTATTAGAAGAATTAAAAGAGATGAAAGGACAATGTACTACTGGACATCTTGCAAGATTAATAAATGTTATTCAAGGTTTTACAGAAGATGAAAAAATGTTAATAAAAATATCAAATGTAGATCAAATAAATTCAGTAGTAAGACAGTATCTAAATAAATGTTTAATAGATTGTAAAGATGAAAAGGTTATAGAAGGATTGATAGATCACAATGATAGTTTTATAGTGTTTATAAAGAGTAAAATTAGAGATAAACTTTCATACTGGGTTACAGATTATGGTAAAGAAATATTATTATGTATTCCAGATATAGTAAATAATTTTGTAGGAAAAGTTATACTTACAAAATAATTTAAATAGTTAAATATAAAAATAAAATGTCTGAATTAAGAGGTAAATTAAAGGATAAATTAAAAGCGATGAGTATAACAAGAAAGACGGAATATTCAAACTGTTTAAGACTTGAAAAATTAGAAGAGAAAAAGAAGAAAGGTAATAATAAGGTTGAAAAAGAAATAAACATGATTCAAGATAGTTTTGAAAAACCACAAGTAGATAATTCTGAATTTTAATTTTTTTTAATTATTATAAATGGCAGAAAAATTAAAATGGATTGCAATAATTTTTGCAGTAATTTTTCTTATCTTATCAATAGTTATGACAGTTTTGTATTTTAATAAAGCTTCTAATTGTACAGATAAAATTACTAAATTAAATTTAGTATATTCAAAAACTAATAATTCTAATCTTAAAAATACGGAAACAAAAATAGAAGCTTTTTTAATAGAAAAAGCTTCTGAAGTATATTTATTTATCCCAGGTTTTGGAACTCAAAATAAATTAAAATGGACAAAATTAGGAACCGGAACAAATCCAACAGAAGTAAAATCAAATACTGTTGAAGAATTAAAGAATTATAATATTCCAACAACTCCATCCCAACAACCAGGATATTTTAATAATTGCGCGATTATACAAAATGCCGAATGGGCATTAAATAACGGAGTATTATCTTGTAAACCATTTGTGTATTCTTCAAATTCAGCTGGTAATATAACTAGAAGTTACCCAGGTATTGATTTGAAGAATTGCGGAGGCTCAAGTATAGTTGCAGGAACAGGTGAAATATCAAGTAGTTTTGGAGCAACTGTTATTAAACTTGAAAAAAGATAAAAAGAAAATCAGATATTGAATAATATCTAAACAAAAAATAAATAACATAACTTATAATTAAATTTAAATATATAATTAAGAAAATTAAAATGATATTAACGGTAATTTTCTTAATTTCATCTTTAACATCTATCGTATCGGCTAAATTTATAAAAAATAATAATACAAAGATAATTGATATTGTTCATAATAACTTTAAAATAATTAGATATCATTATATTAGTGATTTTTTAGTTTTTTTACAAATTTTATTTGGTTTTTTTAAACTTGACATATATAGTATAAAAGAAATTTTTTTAATAATGTCTGTAATACAGATAATAAGAATTATATGTTCTATATCAACCATTTTACCTCCTTTGAAAAAATATGGTGAAAAAATTAGGTTTTATGGTATAAATGGTTCTGGAACAGAATATATTTTTAGTGGACATGCTTCTTATTCAGCTATTTTTTCTTTGTATTTATATTCTAAAAATATATTAGGTTTATATACGTTATTTTTATATAATTTTATTTCCCAATTTCTAATTATAGTTTCAAGAAATCATTACACTATTGATGTTGTTTTAGCTTGGATTATAGGAACATTAGTATATAGTAATTTACAATTATGCAAAAGGGATGAGTACTGTTTTCAACTATTAAAGCAAATCATATAAGTTTTTAAAAATATATTTTTAAAAACTTATCCTCTTCTTACAGATAAACAAACATTTCTATCATTGTAATATATTGTATATCTAGAAGGAATATATTCAAAGTCAACTCTGTATCTATTTTTAATGTTGATACAATTAATTTCTGAACAAGGATGTAGAAATTTTAAAATATAATATTGGATTTTATAGTGCATTTTATTTAAAATATTTTTTTTATTTTAAATCAAGTTTTTTTAACCTTATATACAGTTCCATTTTTATCATAGTATATTGTATAACAATTATAATAAGCTAAATCTTTGTAAAATTTTCCATCTTGTTTACAAACTACTTTTGTGCATGGATTTAGAAATTTTAATATTATACATTGTGTTATATAATGCATTTTATTTAAAGTTATTCATTCTTTTAATTTCAACTTCTTTTATTTCTAATTTCCAATTAAAAGTTGCTTTACCATTTGTTCTTCCTTTTATAATTGCAGATATTCTATGTTCTGGTTCTCCAGAACCTCTTGAAGCTTCAGCAACACTTTTGTATCTTGCAATTTCATTTCCCTCTTTATCTAGTTGAACAACACTTTTTACATTTTTCTTCAAACCACTTGTGTAAGCATGTTTTTGATTTTCAGAATTATTACACCACTCTAAATTTTCCGCATTATTATTTAAGGTATTTCCATCTTTATGATTAACTTGAATGTCTCTATAGTCTTCATAACATTTTTTATCTGGAAGAGGGTTAAAAGCATAACATATAAGACGATGAACTTTGAAAGATGTTTTGTATATATTAACAGAAAGATATTTTTCACTTTTACTAAAAGTAAGAAATCTTTTTCCATTCCATATTTCTCCATTTTTAAAGATTGTATAATCTGGAAATTCATTTAAAATTTTATATTCAATATCTTTCAAATCTTCAAATTTTCTCTCTTCATTTAAAAATTTTTCACTTTTTCTTGATTTCATTCCATTGATACTTGAAATAATATCTTTCCCAATAATTTCAATATTTTCAACTTTATTATTAGATAAATTTTTATCTTTATGAGTTACAGCGTATTTACTATTATTTAAATTTTCATATCCTTGTATCTGAAATGCTTCCGCAACCAATCTCGACGCATATTGATTTTTTCCATTAATATGATATCTGTATTTAGTTTGACATAGTTTTAACAATACTCCATTATTATTTTTTGCACGACCTAAAGAAGATATCCAACCTCCATTTACAGGTTTCCATACTTCTTTATTTTCTTCGTCAGCATATTCAGCGTCTTCTTGCTTAATAGTAAGATTTTTTGAATTACAAGTTCTACAACCTCTTCTTTTGAAGTCTGTAAATCTTTTTAATTTTGTTTCTCCACATTTACAAATATATTCGATATGTTCTCGATTTTCGATTTTACGGGTTGTAATATATTGACAACCACGTTCTGTAAATATTTTTAAAATTTCTTCACTCATTTTATATTTGTTTATAATATAAAATATAAATTTCATTTTTATTTTTTTGAATTTTAGTTTTTCCTTTATAAGACTGGAAAGCCCAAAGCACCACCAGAAATACGGATGATGTTATTGTTAATGACAGTTGTGATAAAACGGAAAGTTTGAGCAAAGTCAGCACCACTATCAGTTGAACCTTGACCATTTGCTGCAGTAACAGCGCCAACAGAAGCATTTGGAGCGATACTAACGTTAGTGAGCTTACCATAGTTAGTAGAACCCTTTGGATCGAGACAAATAAAATCAAGACTGTAAGAATACATGTGATAACCTGTATCCAATGGAATAACTGGAGCGTGATACCAAGGTTGGACAAGTGAGAAGTAGTCAGAACCCATTAATTGCAAACGAGCAGTGTTTTCATAAGTGAGAGTTGTTGTTGCAATTGGATCCACAGCACCAGATGGACTAAAATCAACTGCACTAGAAGCTGGAATTGGAGTAGCAGATGTATAGTTAGACCATTGAGATGCAACAGTTGTATTACGAACTGCGAAGAACATAACCTTGATTGCATGGGAGAAACGCAAGTCGTAAGATGGGTTTGCATTACCACCATTTCCTGGAGCAAATGTTTGTAATGGAGCAGTTTGACATTGTTCAATAAGGATGTTACGAGGAGCACAAGCCATACGTTTACGTTCATCGTTAGAAACGATAGCGTAGTTAGCCCAAGTTTGAACTTGACCGAGTTGTGGGGCACCATTAACAAGATCTGCAGATGTTGCTGGACGAGATGGGTTTGTGTTTGCTGGAGCTGCTAAGTTATCAACAATCAATAATTCAGTCCAGTCACGGAAAGAATATGTGATACGCATTTCATTATATGGAAGAGCAGCAGTTGGCAATGCTACACCACTGTCACGAGCAAAGAAGAATGGAAGAGGCAAGTTAAGGGTATAAGCTGGAATTGCATCACCTGAAGCATGTGGTGCGGTTAAATCATCAAAGTCACCAATCATATTCTTATAACCGTTTAATTTACCTGCTGGAACTGTGAAAGCAGCCCAGAAATCAAGGTGATAGTTATCGAAACGAGCAGCAACTAAATCGTTGAATGTAATGCAACATTCAGAAATCAAGTTGTGCATCAAGTTACGAGTCCAACGCAAACGACCGTTGGTTGAATATTGGTTACCTTGAACAAGTTCTACACTTGGTAAGTTAACGCGCAACCAAGCTTGTAAAAGATAATCACCTGCACGAGAGATGTTGACAGAGTGGTCACTGCCAAAATCTGCGTTACCAGTACTGCGTGAAAGGACAACTGGAACTTGTGTAAACCAAGTTGCTTTACGTGTTTCACGAACAAAGTAGGCAGTTGCAGAACTACCACCATAAAGATACTTTTCTAATTCATCAAAAGTAGCGAGATCGACAAATCCTGAAGTAATGTTAGAAGTACAAGACATTTTTTATAAATAGCAAGAAGAAAAATATTTGCAAAAAATGTTTATTTTAAATAAATATTTAAAAGAAAACTTAAAAACACCTGTTTTCAAAGTAAAAACATATGAATTCTGATACTGATATTTTAAATATGCATTCACAAGTATGTAATTATTTTGAAAATAGAATTAAAAAAAATACTGAAATGAAGTCTAGATTATCTGAACTCGAAAAGACACTTTGTTCAACTTCTGATAATAGTAAATACAGAAATGATATTGAAAGAAATATAGATATATTGAAAAAAAATATTCTAGATATTGAAAATAATGAAGAATATAATTTTTATATTGCAGAATCAATAGAAATTTTAGAAGAATATAGACAGATACTTAAAATACCTGTAAAAATATCTTTTACTGGTAAACCAGTATGTAATAATGTAAAAAAAGAAAAGATAGTGAAAGAATATATTGATATTGTACAAAAATATTATAATATTAAATTCTCGGTTCCTGAAAAAAAATTTAGAATAGAGTGTGATAATTGCGGTAATAAAAAATATTTTTTTATTGAAGAAAATTCATATATTTGTGAAACTTGTGGATGCCAACAAGAGATAATTCACAATACAACTTCCTACAAAGACTCAGATAGAGTGAATATAAGTACAAAGTATACATATGATCGTAAAGTACATTTTAGAGACTGTATTAACCAATATCAAGGAAAACAAAATTGTACAATAGATTTAAAACTGTATGATGAATTAGAAGATATAATTGAAAGACACCATCTGCTATTAGGAAAAAAGGGAGACACAAAAGAATGTAGATATAAAAATGTTACAAGAGAACATGTTATAATGTTTTTAAAAGAG